TCTTATGCTCCCGGAGAACCGAACATCCCCAGAGGATCTGACCAGCCGAAGCTGTAGCGCTCACGAGCCTTGTAACGTACGTTACCAGTATCGAAGTCGCCGTCCATACCAGTAGTCATAGCCGCACGTGTGAAGTGCTTCATGCCGTTAGGTACGTCAGTAGTCAAGAACCACGCATCGTCATCAGTCAAGAAGTTGTTGACTGTGTAGCCTTCAGGAACAACACCGTTGTTCATGATTGCGTTGATGTCGTTGTCAGCAGTGCCAACACGGCCTTCAGTTTCTAACAGACGAGTTGCAACGAACTGCAATGCTGGTGGAATGATGAGCTTACGTGGCTTAGCTGCGATTAGCAGACCACGCTCGTCAGTCCAACCTGCGATCTGAATAACAGCCGCTTCCAAAGAAGTTTCGTTAAGATCAGCCGCAGTTGATGGCTCGTTAGAGTTAGTACCACCAGAAACAAGTGGGTGTGCAGTTGAGAACAACTCAACACCGTCACCACCAGTGTAGCTGCTGTTGAAACCATTGTTCAATACAGCCGCTGCCTTGGTTTGCTTCGTGTACGCCATAGCACGAGCCAATGCCTTGGTATAACGAGATGACAATGAGTCATACAGGTTATCTTCAACCGCTTCTTCAGTGATTGAGAACCCAAGAGCAATAGTTTCGTGTGTGTAACGCGAAGTCCATGCTTCTTGTGCGTTGTCATACGAGATTGAAGAACCTTCTTCCTTCACAGGAGCAGTTCCAAATCCTGACAACTTGGTTTCTTCTTCAAATGAGCGCTCAGAAGTCTCTGATTCAAAGATTTCTTTGTGTTGCTCACCATACTTTTGATATTCCAAGCCGAACAAAGCGTTCAGGCCGGGAAGTAGCTCTTTAAGGAGCTGGGCGCGTGAAATTGCCATTGTTAATTACTCCTTATACGCCAGTGTTCATGGTCATCATGTGAGCACCATTGGTGATCTTGACCAGTACATCTGGATAAGCGTCCGCAGGATCAGATACGTGGCCGACGATTTTAAACGCGCCAACTGTAGTCTGGACTGTAGCATCAAGTGCTGAAGTTGAGTTACCAGTAGCAGTAGAACCAGTAGAAGTAGACTGCACGGCAGCAAACTTCGTGATTGTACCAATAATGGTCTGTGCTCCAGTACCATCAAGCTGAGCTTGGAACAGTACGTTTGGATCATCAACAACATACGCCTTGATAGGACCGCCGTTAGCAGTACCTGAAGGGTAGTATTGGCTAAAGATCTGCTGACCTTCTGCGTTCTTGTACTCACAACCCATGAATACGCCAATAGCACCAATGCTAGAGCCGCCAAGGTTGTTTGTAGTGATGTCCGCACCTGAACCTGTAGCTAGTGCGATATACCCATCTGCTCCGATAGTGACTACTTGTCCATTAAAAATGTTAGTAGCTTCACCAGCAGGATCAATTAGATAGGTAGAAGTAGCCCCTGAATAGGGCATGCCGTCAGCGCGTTTTACCGGCTTCAGGCCATATGGAGCTGCTGTAGTAGCCATTGCTCATTCTCCTAAAAAATTAGTTTCCTCGACCAAATGACGTCTTGGTTTTTCTGTCCGAAAACAGAGGCATCCGAGGGTCATTTTCGCGCATAAAGTTATTGTCTACAGACTCCATCTGGGCTTGGTTTTGGTTGGCGTAATGTGCGTTACGCTGTTCAACAAACTCATCTGGTATCTTGCAGAGCAACAGTCCTTGAACTTCGATGTTGTCTTTGTAACGACTATCTGTGTCCACGAACATCTTGAACTGGGGTTGCTCTTCGATACGAACCGGCTCCCATCCCTGACGTAACTTTGATGACATATTACGTGGATCAGCCTGATTTAACTGAGCAATCCGAACCCAACGGTACGTGTAACCCGGCTGTTTGTCTGGCTCTGGTAATACAGAGGCAGGTTGCCATGATTTCGGACGTTCCGATGTAGCTCTTGTTTCCAGTTCGCGTGCAAGTCTGTTGTTAGAAGTAGCTTTCTCTTCAGTAGCCATGATTAGTTCCCCATCTTTTTAAGTTCACGAGCATATTGCTCGGGCGTTAATCCCAATTTCTTCGCAAGATTGACTTGCGATCTAGTCAGCACGATCTTTTTTGGAGACCTGCTACGGGATGCTGGTGCAACTACCGTGGCTGGCTTCTTCTCTGCGCTCTTGATGGGCTTGCCGCCCCCATCAGTCGTTTCATCTTCCCCGAAGTAGTCCGGGAACCGGCGACGCATTGTGGTGTCAACTGTCTGCCAGTAATCATCGGTGCCAATAAATTGAGCACCCCGCTCTTGTTCCAGCTTTTGGTGTAAGCCCAAAGCAAGTGCGGTCATCTCTTGGTCCTGCCCAAACCATGTATTGCGCTCTTGCCACGCAAGTGTTTTGGCG